TGGCGGGACGCTCAGCGCGATGTGTGGCGGGACGCTCAGCGAGATGCGGGGCGGGACGCTCAGCGCGATGCGGGGCGGGACGCTCAGCGCGATGCGGGGCGGGACGCTCAGCGCGATGTATGGCGGGACGCTCAGCGAGATGTGTGGCGGGACGCTCAGCGAGATGCGGGGCGGGACGCTCAGCGCGATGCGGGGCGGGACGCTCAGCGCGATGCGGGGCGGGACGCTCAGCGAGATTTCTAAATATTTCAACGGGCTACTCGGGGACACCATTAAAGCAACCAAGGATAACCGCAAATGACCGCAATCTACGCCATCGGCCTGGCCGCAATTACCGTCGGATTCGGTTGGCTCGTTTACGAGTTTTACCGCGCTCCGAAAATTTAACCTCAACAAAAAAAAACAAAACATCAGTATGAAAAACGCAAATAAAGTATTGGCATTAGTCGCAAGTGATAACTCGCTTTTCCTTGACCCGCAGTTGCTGGCAGCGCATGAAATCAAGCTGTCGATAAATCGCGCATTGGACGGTGTTGTCCCGCAGAGCGCTTCCGAAATCGTAGATCGCATCACGCCAGCAATCCTCGCCGACCGCGCGAAGATTGACACCGCATTCGCTTTGCTCCGCCCGGTCACCAAGCGCAATGTGAAGACACCCGAGGAAAAGGCCGCAGCGAAAGCCGCAAAAGAAGCTGCCGCCGCGCCGCAGCCTGCGAAAAAGAAGTAATCCCGCCAACATCCGCAACGCTGCGCGGACCTAAGAATCCGCGCGGCTTTCTAAAACATGAAACCTTTTCCATTCTGGCAGTTCAATCGCAAGTCGCGGCGAGCGCGAATCGCTCGTATGAGCAAACATCGCGTCATCCGACGAACTGGACGCGACACGTCAATCAAAGGTGCTTTCGGTCATTCGCCTTTCCAAAATTCAAAACTCAACACCTACGTCCCCGCCGAGGCCTGATTATGTCCACTGAAATTGCACTCTATTCGACGCTGTCGAAAGATCAAGCTGCGCTGGAAAAGCACGGAATGTTGCTCGGCAAATCTGGGATGTTCGGGTTCACGCGCCAGGAGCAGGGCGTCACTGCGCTGACAATCATGGTCACGGAGAACATGACTCCGCTGACTTACATGCGGAAATTTCACACCATGCCGAATGGTGCGGTCTCGCTCAAGGCTGGTGCGGCCCTTGCGGAATTCGAGGCAATGGGCGGCAAGTTTGAGTGCCTCGAAACCGGCGACGGCGTTTACGCGAAAGAAGACGACCGCAAGGCGACTTTCAAATTCGAGAGCAAATCCGGTCGTAGCATCGTCTACAGCTACTCCATCGCGGACGCAAAGCGCGAGGGCCTTGTGAAGACGGACTCGCGATGGACGAAACGGCCAGGGTCGATGTGTCGTTCCCGCGTTTACACGAATGCTCTCCCGATTATCGAGCCGTCGATTTTCTTCGGGGAGATGGATGACGACGGTCCGGGCGTTGCGCTGGATCTCGCCACGGGCGCCGTTCCGGATGCGTCAGCGAAAGCCAAGCCCGGCAGCGTCACAGTGGAACAGCCTGCCGCAGTCGCTACGCCCGCCGCGCAACCGTCGAAGGTTGTCGACGCGGAAGTTATCCCGGACGCAACAGCGGTCAAGCCAGCGTCGTCAGTCGAGCCGAAAAGCGACGAACCGGAACTTTCGAAACAGGGACTTGCGCCGGTCGGATTCGTTCCCGCCGTCTACCCGGAAGGCCATAAGGGTGCCGGCAAGCTCACTGCTGAGACCTTGTCTGAATTCGGCAAGATCATGGGTAAACAAGCGGACACAATCATTCCGAAGCTCGAAGCCAAAGGTTGGTTCACAAACGGCGATATTGCGTCAATTCCGCTAGGCCGCATTCAGCGCGTGTTCGGCGATCAAGCCGGATTCCTTAAAGCGTTCGCATCCTAAACTAATCGTAATCACACCCATGAACCTTGTTCGACCATTAGCGTTTTTCGACATCGAATCCACCGGGACGGACGTCGCCGCCGACCGCGTTATCTCGCTCGCTGTCGTCAAACATTTCCCGGATATTGAGTTCTCTGATCCGCAAGAAGTTTCGATTCTCGTCGATCCGGGAATTCCTATCCCGGCAGAGTCGAGCAAGGTTCATGGCATCACCGATGAGATGGTCAAGCGATGCCCGCCGTTTAGCCATCACGCGCCGGAACTTATCGCGCTCCTAGCAGGCTGCGACATCGCCGGTTTCAACTGCATCAATTTCGACGTTCCGTTGCTGTGGGAAGAATTTTCTCGGGCCGGGATTGAATGGGATTTGACAGGCGTAACCATCGTGGACGCGGGGAACATTTTCAAGCTCAAGGAACCGCGCACGCTTAGCGCAGCCTGTCATTTCTACGGGACTCCGGTGTTAGAAGACGCGCACAACGCGCTAGCTGACACACGGGCGACGGCGAACGTTCTAACGGGCCAGTTGCGCCGTTATGAAGACTTGCGCGGCATGTCGATTTCGGACCTTGGAAAATATTCGCAATTCGACAATCGCGTTGATCTGGCCGGTAAAATCGTGCGCAACGAGGCGCGGCAACCCGTCTACAATTTCGGGAAAGCGAAAGGTGTCCCTGTGGTTGATGATGCTGGATTCGGACATTGGATATTGCGCAACCAATTCACGAGCAACACGAAAAGCGTAGTGAGCAAGATTTTGAAAGGAGAGATTGTATGAAAATTGACACAATATTTGAACCAGGCGATAAGGTCTGGACGATGCGGGACAACAAGGCGCAATGCTTCACTGTTCTTCTGGTGAAGACCTTCCAGACGGAGCGCGGCAGGGTTAAGATTGAATATCGCCTTGAACTTCCTTTCAACGAATCCGTTACATCGTTCGAGACTCAATTTGTGTTTGCCGACAAAGCGAGCCTTATCGCCTCGTTATGATCCGCCCATCATCACTCCCCATGCTCGCCGCGTGTCCCTGCTGGGAATCCGACAACACGCGCAACGAGTCGAACGATCTCGATCTTAGCGACGGGACGAAGCGGCATAAGCTTTTCGCGTCAATGATTGCGGACCGGGTCAGGATGTTACACGACACGTCTGCAATGCGATCATCTGATGCAATACGCGCCCTAGATGCGCTGCTGAATCCGGACGACGTTGAAGCCTGCGAATGGGCCGCAGATTATTTCATGCTGCACGCGCCGTTGTCGGATTACCCGTGGTTCAGTGAGCACAAGATGAGTTTTCTATTGCCAGACTTTTCGGCGATGGAAGGAACGCCGGATGCTGTTTGCGGTAATCAGCTATTCGATTTGAAGTCGCGCCGCCGGGATTACCGTTCGCAGATGGCGGCTTATGCGTTGATGATTTTCGAGGAACATCCCGAGTTTCAATTCGTCCGCGTGCATATCCTGTTCGCCATCGGTCAGACGGTAGAGGTTTACGAGATCACGCGGGAAGATGCGATGGATATCGTCGAAAGCATAACCACGAGGGCGACCAAAGGTGAATTGGATTTAGTCCCGGTCGGGAGCGGAGTAAACGGGGAATACCAATGGATTCCCCTGAAGCCAACCGCCTGCGAGTATTGTTGCTGGTGTAAGCATCAACTCACATGCCCAGCGAACGTTGGCCCAGCGAAACAAGTCGCCATGGGCTACAGCGAACCGACGATTGACCTAACGCAGTGGCATCCGTCGCAAGTCACCGACGGCAAAGAATTGGCCATCGGTCTGGACGTCGCAAAGATCGTTCGCAAGTGGGCGGAAAGCTGGGAATTTCACGCCAAAGATTTCGCGATGAAAGGCGGCGTGATACCTGGTTACGAGTTGAAAGAGACGCAAGGCAAGATTCATTGCTCCGACGTAACGCAAGCCTTCACGCTGGCCGGTCTCCCGCAAAACATATTCCTCGGAAGTTGCACGCTCCGAATGAATACGAGCAAGAAATACATGGATCGCGTTGGACTCGTGGATTCTTACGCGACCGCGAATAACATCCCCAAATCGAGAGCCAAGAAAGAACTGACCGCGAAGCTTGCGGGAGTGTTGTCGCGCGGAAATCCGTCGCCGAAGCTGGTTAAGGTCGGCGATGCTGACGACGAATCAGAATAATTTTCCGGCCGCCTCTCGTTGAGGATTGGGAGAACGGAGAAAACCCGGCGTGAGTTTGGTTTTTATCAGACTATCTGACGAGCGCCGGGACAATTTCCAAAACAGTTAACACAAACAAAATACAAATGCCTAAATTCGAACCTCCGAAGAAATTCACATTACTCCCGAAAGGGAAAGCTGTCCTGCAAATCACCAGGCTGATTACCAAAGGCCTTGACACCAGACACGCCGGCGCGTCTCTGTTTATTTTTGAACTCAAACACGAGGGCACTGGCTCACACATTCAAGAGCGCCTCACTGAGTGCGAAAGCCTCGCGTGGAAAATGAACGATTTCGCCAATGGCTTCCGCATCACGGAACATTTCGGCATCGGCCTTGACCAAGGATGGTCCTTCGACGCCGACGTTGTTCAGCAAAACGACGGATGGATTTTCGTTGACCCGGCGGCGTGCGTCGGACTTCGGGCGGCGGTCGAGATCGAACATCGTCCCGACCCGAACAAGCCGTCGAACGTTTACAATCAAATCGTTTTCCCGGAAATCGCACCGAAACTGCCTTGCACGCCTGAGACCGAAAAGCTTCGCGCTAAGGTGGCACCGGAAAACGATCCTTGGAAGTAACATGGACCCGGCGAAATCAATTACCGCGGTAAATTGCTCGCACGGGCGCGACATAACCAACCTTGTGAAGCGTGACTTGGAAGCGCGGGCGAGGACAGGCCGTAAGAAATACGGCACGCGGCTCAAGCCACACAACGGACGAAACGCGCTGGTTGATGCCTATCAAGAAGCGTTAGACCTCGCCTGCTACCTGCGGCAAGCCATCGAAGAAAATCAAGACATCGCGAAAATGCTGCATTGGAATTGACATGGACGCTCGCCCCTACCAGTTGGATTTCCGCCGCGCCGTGCATGAGGCGTTCACCCGCGTCCAACGCGTGTTCGGCGTCCTTCCGACTGGCGGGGGCAAGACGGTTGTGTTCTCGCAGATTGCGCATGATTACGAGCAGCGCGGGGAACGGACGCTTATCCTGGCTCACCGGGACGAGTTGGTAAAACAGGCGGTCGAGAAGCTTCACAAAACGACGGGGATAATGGCCAGTGTCGAGAAAGCTGAAATGCGCGGCAGTCGCCACTCTCCCGTCATAGTCGGCAGCGTCCAGACGCTAAAGGGCAGCAGGCTCGCCAAATGGCCCCAGAATCATTTCGGGTTGGTGATCGCGGACGAATGTCACCATGCGCTTTCGCCGGGCTGGCAGACAACTCTCCGTCACTTTACGGGCGCGAAAATACTCGGGGTGACAGCGACACCCAACCGGACGGACAAGAAAAGTCTAATGACCTATTTCGAGCATCTGGCCTATGAGATCAGCCTTTCGGAATTGATCGATCAGAAATACCTGTCACCTATCACGGTGCGCTCAATTCCGCTCAAGATTGAGGTAGGCAACGTCGGAATCGAAAAGGGCGATTGGGACACCAAACAACTGGCGACCGCCCTGGACCCCTATTTGCCGGAGATTGCGCGGGCCATTAAAGCGCGGGCACCCTTCCGTCGAATCCTGATTTTCCTGCCGCTCATCGCGACCTCGCAGAAAATGAATCAGGCGATGCTGAAAGAGGGTTTCGTAAGCGAGCACGTCAGCGGGGAGAGCGACGATCGTGGCGAGATCTTGAAGCGATTTGCGAGCGGCTATACGGAAGTGCTGTGCAACGCGATGCTGCTCACCGAGGGCTATGACTGCCCGGCGGTCGATTGCGTGGTGAATTTGCGACTCACAAAGTCAGAGTCGCTTTACTCGCAAATCATCGGGCGCGGGACACGGCTCTATCCCGGAAAAGAAAACCTGCTAGTGCTCGATTTCCTCTGGCAGCACGGCAAGCACAACATTTGCCGGCCGGCGAGCCTGCTATGTGAAGATGAAGAACTTGCGGCGGCAGTCAGCGAGGCAACGGCGGGTCATGGTTCCGATGAAGAGCTTGACCTGAAAGACATCTGCAACACGGTGCAGGAACAACGGGAAAACGCACTCGCTCGCGAGTTGGAACGGAAGCGGAAGAAACAGGAACGCGCGGATGCGCTGATGAAATCCGCAACCGAGCAAGCGGTTTCGCAGTGGGGTAATGACGGGCCGAATGGTCCGCATTCGCTTGCGCAACGGAAGTTGATTATCCAGTTCGGAATCGACCCTACCGGGATGACAAAGGCCGAAGCGTCGAAGATTATCGGGGAGAAAATTCAAGCAAACAGGAACAGGAGGATCGCAGCATGAAAGTAAAAGAACTGATTGCGCAATTGCTGGATGAAGATCAAGAGGCGGAAGCCTTGATAATCCATCATGCCGAAGAATTTGACGTGATATTTGAAGCTACAAAGGTAGCAGGAAAGAGCGGAGATTGTGATGGAGTAGTCATACTGGCAGACCTTCAAGAACTGCCATGAAACTCACCATCGGCTATCTACTAATCGTGCTCGGGACTGCGTCACTCGTAATCCCGCACTGGATCAGAATCGAATTTTGCTTTATCGCGGTCGGCGCGGCAATGGTCACGGATTATCTGAAAAAGAAAGGTTGAAACAATGAGAAAAGAACAAAGAGAGGTTGAAATATTCATGCAGCTTGCACAGCAAGGCTTGCCCGCGCGCCCAGTCATGCCTTCGCCGAGTGCTCGCGATCTTCACGTCAATCTGATTCTCGAAGAGCTTGTCGAGCTTGAAGAGGCTTTCAAGCAAGGTGACATGGTTGAAGCTTATGACGCAATCATCGACCTGTTGTATGTCACGGTAGGCGCGGCGTCGGCGATGGGATTGGAAATCGAGCCAGGATGGAACGAGGTTCAGCGGTCGAACCTTTCCAAGTTCATCGACGGTCACCGTCGCGCCGATGGTAAATGGGTAAAAGGCCCTTCGTATTCACCGGCGAATCTAAAGGCGATTGTGAAGGAGCAACTGCGATGACCTACCAAGAATTCCTACTCGCCAAAATCCCACGCGCGGAAGATCGCGGCTTTGAACCACTGTCGCCGCCGGTCTCGACAAATAAGCCGCATCAATCCGACATCGCCGCTTGGATGTGTCGTGGCGGTCAACGCGCGTGCTTTGCAGCGTTCGGAATGGGAAAGACGCGCATCAATCTGCAAGTCGCAAAATGGGTTTGTGAAGCGAATCCCAGCAAGAAATATCTAATCATCTGCCCCCTTGGCGTAAAGCATGAATTCGTCCACGAACAGGGTCCGCAGATGGGTTGCGACTTTGTCTATTGCACCAATGACGCAGAGATCAACGCAGCCGGTCAATTCGTCATCACCAATTACGAACGCGTGCGAGATGGCGGGATAAAGATCGATGATCGTTTTATCGGCGCGGGCCTTGACGAGGCGAGCGTGTTGCGCTCCTACGGTAGCAAGACCTATCAGACGTTCCTTGGCTTGTTTGCGGCCGTAAAATACCGATTCGTTTTCACGGCTACGCCATCACCAAACAAGCACAAGGAACTAATCCATTACGGCGGTTTCCTTGGCGTGATGGATACCGGCGACGCTCTCACCCGGTTCTTTAAGCGCGATTCGACGCAGGCGAATAACCTCACACTCTATCCGCACATGGAAGAGCAATTCTGGTTGTGGCTCTCATCCTGGGCCGTGTTCATGCAATCGCCGTCCGACCTTGGATACGACTCTACCGGATACGATTTGCCGCCGATGAAGGTGCATTGGCATTGCGTCCCGGTCGATCACAAGAAAGCTTGGAAGATTTACGACTCATGGGGCCAGGCGCAACTAATTCAGGATAAGACTTCCGGGTTGAAAGAGGGAGCAGAGATCAAACGTGAAACTATATTCACGCGACTCGATAAAGCTCGCGAGATCATGGCCAGTAAACCGGACGCGCATTGGTTGTTGTGGCATGACCTGGAACTTGAGCGGCATTACATCGAAAAGGCATTCCCAGACCGCGACAAGCTCAAGACTGCTTACGGCTCAATGCCGCTGGACCTGCGCGAGGAAATCATTCTCGACTTTGGTAACGGCCTGTTTCAAAACCTCGCCACGAAACCAAGCATTGCGGGAAGTGGTTGCAATTTTCAACGGCATTGCTCGGATGCGATCTTCATGGGGTCGACTTACAAATTCAACGACTTCATTCAAGCCGTTCACCGCATCTACCGCTTCGGCCAGCTTCACGAGGTAAACATTCACATTGTCTATACCGAGTCGGAAGACCCGGTTATCGCATCCCTCAAAAAGAAATGGGCGCAACACGATGTGTTAGTCGCGAAGATGGCCGGATTGCTCCGCAAATACAAGCTCTCCCTAAAACCAGATATGCAACTCAAAAGAACCCTCGGATGCGACCGCAAGGAAGCGGTTGGAAATCACGATTGCTTCCGCGCAATCCACAATGACACCACGCTTGAACTGATGCTGGACGCGCCGGAACCGTGGCCGGATAACTGCATTGACGCCATAGTCACGTCGATTCCGTTCGGCAATCAATACGAATATTCGCCCAGCGTCAATGACATGGGCCACAATCCTGACAACGTCGCATTCTTTCAGCAGTTTGATTACATGCTGCCGAATTTGTTTCGCGTGCTTAAACCGGGGCGCGTAGCTGCAATTCACACAAAGGACCGCGTCCGATTCGCGAACGTCACCGGGAAGGGCGTTCCAACCATTGACAGGTTCTCAGACCAAACCGCCGATGCTTTTGAGAAGCACGGATTTAATTTCATCGGTCGAATTGCAATCGATACCGACGTCGTCCGCGAGAACAATCAAACCTATCGGCTCGGGTGGACCGAAGCTTGCAAGGACATGAGCAAGATGGGCGTAGGCTGCTGCGAATACGTCCTGTTGTTTCGCAAGCCGCAAACGAATCTTGACAAGGGTTACGCGGACATGCCGGTTGAGCATGACAAGGTGAAGTATCCGCGCGGGCTGTGGCAAATAGACGCGGCAGGATTTTGGAAGTCGAGCGGGAATCGGTTGCCGGATCCGGAACTGCTCGCGAACATGGGACACTCAAACGTGTTGCGACTGTGGAAGCAACATTGCGCGACCCACCGTTACGAATACAACGAGCATACCTCGGTGTCTGTCGCGCTGGATGATAAAGGAGTCTTGCCGTCGGATTTCATGCTGTTTCCTCCGATTAGTAATCATCCTGGCATCTGGTCTGACATCATTCGGATGCGCACGCTTAACACTCAGCAGAGCCAGCGCAACGAGGAAAAGCACGTTTGCCCATTGCAAGAGGACATCATAAAACGGTTAATCGAACGATTCAGCAACAAAGGCGAAGTCGTGTTCGACCCGTTCCTCGGCATCGGCAGCGTGGCATATCACGCAATCCACATGGACCGAAAAGGTTGGGGTTGCGAGTTGAATCCTGACTACTGGGCCGATGCTGTGGGTTACTGCGAGATGGCAGAAAACCAGCGTCACGCGCCCACACTGTTCGACTTGGCTGACTACGGGGCGAAAGTGATAACAACATGACCGCATACGCAATCGCCGAAAAGGCAATGATCGCCAGCCTTCGCAAGGATCACGAGAAAACCGAAACGTCACCCATAACCATGCCCGCGCTTGAATCATTCGCGAAGAAATGTTTCAAGGTTGGATGGCTCGAAGCAAAATTGGACAGCGAGAAAAATCCTAATAAGAAATGAAAACCATAATTGCAATCGACCCAGGGACTGCGGAAAGCGGAGTCGTTATTTGGGATGGCGGAACAAGAATCGATTTGGCTCGCAAGATGCCCAATGACGAGATGCTTCGCATGGTCCGAATGATCCCGCAACCTGAACTCTGCGAACTCCATATTGAAATGATCGCGTCCTACGGAATGGCAGTCGGAAAAGAGGTATTCGAGACCTGCGTATGGATTGGAAAATTCTGCGAAGCGTTCAAGGGCCGTCATTCACTGGTGTATCGGCGCGACGTAAAGTTGCATCACTGCGGCCAAGCACGCGCAAAGGACGGGGAAGTTGCGCAAGCTCTGCGCGATAAATACGGAGTCAAGGGAACAAAAGCCGCGCTGGGTTTCTTCTACGGATTTTCCGCCGACGTCTGGCAGGCCTTCGCGCTCGCGGCGTATGTGGTGGAGAAAGCGAAAGTGTGAAATCAAATCCTAAGCGAAGAAAATGCAAGAATTGCGGTAGAACCATTGCCGTAAATCCTGACGGGTCATTTCCAAAGCACCGGACAGTCGGTCATTATTGGAAGCCATATTGGCAGACAGATAACAACGAAATCTGCAAACCAAAGCAGACATGACCTTCCAAACCTTACGCTATCGGCTCGCTTATTACCGTCGATTGATTCTCAATTTCTTTGGGCGTTGCCATCGGTGTCGGGGCGTTCTGAATTACACCCCAAACGGGCGCGGTGTTTGCACGAATATTAATTGTCGTGGCTAAGGTGCTCATATTCCAATTAGACGGAAAGATTCCAAACATTGCGTTGATGCGAATCAGTGCGCATCACAAATCGCTAGGAGATGAGGTTTCATTCCGTTGGACAGGGAATCCGGAGCGTGAACTGTGGGACAATCCGGACATTGTATATGGTTCTCTTATATTTGAAAAATCAACACCATCCGCCGAAAAGCTTAAACTTGCATACCCAAACGCAATAATTGGCGGCACTGGTATAGATCTCAAAGTAAACCTTGAACAGTTTGGAATTGTTACGACTCGTCAGGATTATTCTATTTACCCGAAATGGCGGCAAAGCATTGGTTTCACCCAGCGTGGTTGCCGTTTGAAATGTTCGTTTTGTGTGGTTCCTAAAAAGGAAGGCGAGATGCGCGAGGAATCTTCCATATCTGATATCTGGCGCGGCGATACGTGGCCGCGCGAACTGCTATTACTGGACAATGACTTTTTCGGACAGCCGAATTGGAAAGCGCGAATCTCTGAAATCCGAGACGGCAAGTTCAAGGTGTCATTCAATCAGGGAATAAATGCGAGATTCTTAACCGACGAGGCAGCGGAAGCGATCGCCTCGATTGATTATCGAGACGACTCGATGAAATCTAAAAGGATTTACACAGCTTGGGATAATCGCAAAGACGAAAGCCGTCTCTTTGCTGGCTTGGATCGCTTGGTTAAATACGGCGTGAAGCCGGATCATATAATGGTTTACATGCTGATCGGTTATTGGCCCGGAGAGACCGAACAAGATCGTATCTTTCGACAAGCTAAGCTTCGTGAATTCGGAGCGAGACCATACCCAATGCCGTTCAAGCGAACCCCAGAACTAGTAGGTTTTCAACGGTGGGTTATTGGAGCTTACGACAAAAGATTCTCTTGGGAAGATTGGAAATCAGCGAATTACAGACCGGAGAATCTGGGTGTTCTCTCAAATGACGGCGGCGGTGATTTATATGAGTCCAATTGACCAAGCCCGCGCTTACGTTGCGGCGATTCCCGGCGCGGTGTCGGGGAGTAACGGCCACTCTCAAACGTTTTCTACGGCCGTCGCACTGACGAACGGATTCCGATTATCCGAAGTTGACGCGCTGACGGTCCTACGCGAATACAATAGCCGATGCTCCCCGCCCTGGACGGAAGCCGAGCTTGAGCACAAAATCAGACAGGCAGTCGCGACGCCTCACGACAAGGCCGCCGGGCATCTCCTAGGCTCGTCTCAGTCGCGTCCAGATTACCGACCGTCATCGATGAGCGCAAAGCCTGCTGTGACCCCTGTAGCGAAAGCCCATTACACCCCTAAGCCGGATGCCGCGATTCCGCCGGCGATGAAGGATAATCCGACGGTGACTTTCCTTCGCGCGGTGTTCCGGCCGGGCGAGAATGTCGCCATTTGCCCGGCGGTGCTGAATGAAGAGGGCCGCGAGGTGCCCGACGGCAACGGTGTCGTGTGGCCGCTCGAAACGTGGATTGAGAAAATCGAAGCCAAGGGCGGCGATTTTAACGACACGCAAGGCGGAATGATTTGGAGCGACGACCGGACAGGCGTCTATTTCCGGGTCAACCCGATGAAGCCGGACGGCTCCAGGGACGCCGATGTCACAGATTGGCGTTATACCCTGCTCGAATTCGACGGGCGTCCCATGGCGGAACAGTGGAGCATTTACGAGCAGTCCCAAATCCCTTGCGCTGCCGTCTATACGTCGGGCGGAAAATCGATTCATGCGCTCGTAAAGATCGATGCCAAAGACGCGAAGGAATACGCCGACCGGGTGAAGCTGCTCCATGAGCATTTCGCGAGTTACGGCATCGACCCGAAGAACAAAAACCCGTCGCGACTCTCCCGGTTACCAGGCTGCACGCGCGGGAACGGTCGGCAAGAGTTGCTGACATTGGCCCATGGCGCCGCAAGCTGGACCGATTGGGAACTGATTTGCAAGTCGGCTGCGAGTTATCTCCCGCCGATGATCGATGCCGCGGACTTTGTGGCAGTCGAAATTCCCGAGCCGACTCAGATTATCCATGGCATCCTGCACAAGGGCGCTCGAATGATCCTGGGTGGTGGCAGCAAAACTTGCAAAACGTGGGTATTGCTGGACCTCGCTTTGAGCGTGTCACACGGCATCCCGTGGTTATCGTTCCCGGTCACCCGCGGGCGCGTGCTATTTGTTAACCTCGAGCTACAGCCGTTCGGGTTGCAACGCCGGCTCAAAAAGGTCTCGCGAATAAAATTCGACGAGGCTTGGCTCGAATCGTCCGAAATTCAGAAAGGTTGGCTCACAATTTTGAACCTGCGCGGTTACGCTGCCAGCTTCGAAACCATGATTCCCGAGCTAATCTCGAAAATTGGTAATCGCGAGTTTGACCTGGTAATTCTGGACCCGTTTTACAAGTTGCTCGGGGGAGGATCAGACGAAAATTCATCGGCTTGCATGACGCAGATTATGAACTCGTTCGAGGAAATTTCGATGCGCGTAAAATGTGCGCTGGTCATTTCTGCACACTTCTCGAAGGGCAACCAGTCGTCGAAATTCTCCGGAGATCGCGTATCAGGATCCGGCGTCCTCCTCCGCGACCCGGATGCGATGCTCACCATGACCGCGCACAAAGAAGATGGCGCGTTCGCGATTGAGGCAATCCTTCGCGAGATGCCGCCTGTGCAATCCTTTGTGGTCCGCTGGGAATACCCATTGATGCGCCTAGATTCGTCTCTGGACGCGTCGACGCTCAAGGAGCCGGACAATCAGACCAAAAAAGCTAAAGCGACCGCTGGCGACGTCCTGGCGCTATTCCCGCCCGACGGCAGCGGGATTACCGCGGCGGCGCTCAGTGAGCTTGCCAGCACGAATCTGGAGATGGGGAAACGCACGCTCGAAGGTCATCGCGCCAGGCTGTCAGCTGACAACAAAATCCACCTCTCAAAAACCGACAATCTTTGGCGGAAAATCCTTCCAAAAAAGTAACAACCTAAAGTGACAATTTTTCGTCAAAATCAAAGCCTAAAATCAGGAGCTGTTCGCAGAGCTGTTCGCATGTGTTTTGCGAACAGCTTTTGTAAAGAATCCCGACACGTTTCAGAGCTGTTCGCAAATCGTGCGAACAGCTATTGCGAACAGCTCTTTGCGAACAGCTATTTGGGCCTTTATTATCAATGGTTCCATAGCTGTTCGCAAGTCTCCAAAATCGACCTGTTCGCATGTTCGCAACCCCCTTTAGAGGGGTTGTTGCGGAACAGCAAACGCGGACTTGGCGCGGACTCGGAAGTTGCGAGAGAAATTCGGAAAGAAAAAAACATGCACGAATTCATAGCCCAAATTTGTCCAGAATGTAACGGCTTGGTTCGACTCTCCAAAGCCGGAACTTTCGAGGCCCATTACCGATACGACGGAGCGTCAACGAACTGGTGTGGAATGAGTGGGGAAGAACCGGGCACAGAGGAGGAGACGGTTGACTCAGAGCGAAATAACGAATGAACGGAACAACGAACCAACAAGCGAACGTGATAACCCTATACAGTGCCAGCGAGGTAGCACGAGCGGCCAATCTGCCAGGGCCACGGTTCGCCAAGCTCATAGCCTGCGGTGAGGTCGTAGCACCATATCGCCAAGGCAAGACTCACCTGTTCACGGTCGAATGCTCCAACGCAATCAAAACCAAATACGCGAAATGACTGAAGAACAACTAACCGCACTCGCAATCCGTGGGCTGGTATCACAGCTTCCGCAACCAAGCCAAGATCGAATCTTCGCGCTGGTCGGCAAAATCCAATCCATGATGAAGGAATTACCAGACGACGAAGGCCCGATGGCCATCGCACTAATCGGAGCGGATATGGCAGCTAAGCAATAGCCATGCCAATAAACGCTAAGCAAACGGCGTGCCAATCGCGGACACCCCACCCCATAAGGAATCTTTTGAAAGCAATTTTTATGCCAAAAGGTTGCCGAACTCTTAAACTCGCACACAATGTCGGTTTTCTTTACAAAGTTACACAATCTACATCGATTTAATGCAGATTAACGAAAATTTAGAGCCGGATGAAGAGTGCGAAGAACTGGCCCATGAATCTGCAATGGACCCCGAGATGCAAGCCGTAAGGGACGCAGCCATTGGACGCCTGGACCGATTTTGGAAGCGCGGGCTTCGATTGGTCCTGCAATACGACGGAAACCGCCTAATGGCACTCAGCGCGTTCTTTGTGGCCATGGGAGAGATTGAAGAAACGGGATTCAAAACCGTGCGCGAGATGGCGACGCACTTTCGTTTGCCGAAACAGACCGTGAACAAATGCGTTGAAGAGTTTCGTTCGCAGCTTGGCTTGCCACCGTGCACCGGCCAGCGGAGTGAGATCGGACGGAAAGCGATGAAAGTTGCGCGGAAGAAACAATTGAAAGGAAATCAGTGAACCAAAATTTCGGAAGCAAGGTTACAATAAATCCAAAAATGACCACCCTCGACTCAATCCAGCAAGCCGCGAAAGATCACGCCGCGAACCTAGCTGACAATCAAAGACGCGCTTATTGCCAGGTTGCGCTTATTGCCAGGTTGCGTGCGCAGAATGAAGTATTTCGGCGCGAGTTGAATCGGCTAATGGACGTGACGTGTTCAATCGATTGCGAGGCAATAGGATCAGTTTTATCAGCGAATCCGACTATTTGAAAAACCCCAAAAATGAAAACCCAAAATAGAAATTTAGTCGCCGAAGCGACCGAACTTGTCCGAAAGAAAAACAAAGCGAGCGTCCGGCTCTTGCGCAACGAATTGAAAATCGGCGGAGATACCGCGGTAACCGTCCTCGCACAACTTGAGACTGCCGGCGTAATCGACAGCAACCGCTCCGTTATCGCGGTTGCGGAGGCGTTGGTCGTCGGCTCGTGGAAACACGAAGGAGAAGAAACGACAATCGAGATGTCTGCCGACTTGAGCAGTCTTGACGTTATCAGCCGAAAGCTATCAGATCCCAATAACGCTGAATCCGGCATCATGCTGCGAAAGGATGCGGAACGCAGCGAGATCGCGCAACTCATCGCGGGCCATGGTGAATTCACGGCCATGCTCAAAGAGCTTGGCAAGATCGGTGTCAAGGCAGGGAACAAAGCCCGGGCGCTGGGCATCATCCTTCAGACGATGTGCGGTCATAAGCACATGGACGCGGATTATTTCGCCGCGCATCTCAAGGGCAAGGTGCCGTTCGATTTCGAGCTCTCCAAGTGGTATGTGTCGGTCGCTAATTCCCAGCCGAAAGCGATTACGGAGGTCGGTCAGGCGGTCGAGATATTCCTGCCAGGATTCCAGGCGGTCGGCATGATCGCGGCGCCGGCGCGGGGTGAACCTCAAAACCCGAGCAACTTCCCGCTGATTCAGAAATTCCTGAAACAAGCGACGACGATTCGCGGTCTGTTCACGAAAGCCATCAGCGACGCGCCGCCGGAGAACTGGACGCGAACCGAGCGCGAGGAGTTCATCGACGCAACGGACTGGTTGCAAATTGAGCGCGAGAAGGTTCAGAAGCTTTTGGCAGAGTGATGTTATGAAGAAAACCAAAATGAAAGTGCGTCCGTTTACGATGGACAAAGACGGAATTCCAACGTTCGAAGTTGTCGCAATTGGGGGGGAATCGACATGAAATGCCCCCCACATCAATCCCAAAACGCGACGGCTATTGCGGCTCACCTGTGCGAAAAATATCACTCCGGGGTGAGCCGGAAAAACATCGTCGATTGGAAGAAACTTTCACCACCGTTCCCCGCGCCGGACGCGTCCGGCCGCTACAACAAAGCCGAGTGCGAAGAATGGTTTGTCGAGAATCGGATGCCGAAACCGACAAACGCAGTCGAAGCGGATTTGTTTCAGCGGTCGAAGATCGCGGAAGCGGAACTGAAGATTACGAAGGCGGCGGAAGCCAAGCGCGAACACGAGTCGGAACTTGGTAAGCTCATCGACAAAGACGCGGCTCGCCGGGCCGTTATCGGCGTCGCCAAATCGTATCACAACATCGTGCGGACAAAGATCGAGGTTCACCTGACGGCGGCGCGTCGCGACTGGCTGCAAACGCATGGAGTGGCGCCCGAGATCGTTGCCAACTTTTACGAATTCGATTTGACGCAATCGCGGGCGTTTATTGATGCGGTTGAAAAAGAATGCGCGGAACAGGGAAAGTCAGAGATATGACAAAAGAGGAAATTATTAAAACTGAAGAAGAGGCTGATCTTCGCGTGGCCGAGCAAGCTGCTCTCCAAGGGGCCAATCAATGTCACCAGAAGACCAACTAATTCGCGAAGGCCTTGCCAGCATAGGCAATACTTTTCGCGGTCAAATCTGGGAGAACTGCGCACGATTCCAGTTGTGCGGCGTCGGCTACAATTCGATGCCGCCACATTTGAATCGGTATTTCAGCATAGAATTCATGCGGCATTGCGAAGGGCCGTTACGCGCATTGCTCGACCCGAACGTTCGCGTCGTGTTCATTCGAGGTGCTACGCAAGTTGGCAAGTCGGTCGTCGGCGACGTGTGGATTCCGTTTATTGTCGAACATTTCCCCGGCAGCATGATCGTTTATTTCGAGGACGATCCGAAAGGCAAGACGTTCGCCCGGGAGCGACTAATGCCGACACTAGAAAATCATCCTATCATCAAAACTCAAATCAAAGCTGCTGACACCTACGCGGCGACGACGACGACACTACAATTACCGGGAATGAGCCTTCAAATTTGCGGCTTGAACGAAGGCAACACGTCTACGATTTCGTATCAATACATCTGGATCTCGGAAGCCTGGCAACACAAGTCCGATGGTCAGGAGGAAAAGGCCATGAAACGGGCAGACCGTTTCGACAAATCCTCGAAGATTCTTGACGAATCTCAATGCGGCGATGAAGGCGAGGACGCGCACAGGTTATCCAAAACGGCGCATCAGGTGCCGCTGACATGGGCTTGCCCGCACTGTGGAGGTCGGCAATCGTGGGAATGCACTCACGAGTTGGCCATTCTCAGGCCGGACGACTTCCCGGCGACCGAAAAAGCCAAACCGGGCACTTACGCGGGAATGAAATGGGATAATGGCGCGGATTTGTCGATTGACGAAAAGGCCAGGACCGCAACTTGGGAGTGTTACCATTGCGGCGAACAAATCCGTGATACGCCAGCGATTCGCAAGGCGATCATGGATAGTTACCAGCAAGACTATCAGATCGTCGGCAAAAATGGATTGAGGTTTTCGCCGGTAGAGGTTTGTTTCACGCTGCCAAAGGAATCGCATCCGGGGAACACATTTGAAAAATCCGTCCGTCGATATTTGAGCGCGAAAGAAGCGCAACGGAACGGCAATACCACGCCGCTGGCCGATTGGTATAAATCCGACCGCGCGAAATCCTGGCATCCGCGACTTGTGCAATCGCCGGTGTCGGTTTCGTTTGTCGCCTCTAACGAAAGCGACAATCCGAACGAAGCTTTCCGCGTGTTGTCTGTCGATTGCCAGCAGGGCGAGGTTCAATTTAAGACCGGCAAATTCTGGTGGATTGCGCGGGCCATCGATAAGGACGGAAAAGAATTACGGCAGCTTGGCAGAGGTTACGCCGAAAGCTGGAAAGAAATTATCGACGTTCAGCGCGGGCTAAAAATCCCGAATGCAAATTGCGCTTTTGACGGTGGCAATTACCTTGACGAAATCCTTGATAAGGCTGCGGAGTGCGGGGAATGGGTCGAAGAAATTCGCGGGCGCAAGAAATTCAAGGTGTTCAAGGTCTGGCAAATCCTCTGCGGCGATAAATTAAACCGATCCTCGTTCCCTCATCCGCTGAACGATGGAGGAAAAATCATGCGGTCATTTTCCGTCCCGTCGTTTCACCGGCGCGTGATAAATTACGAAGGAAAACAGATGCAAATCGGAATCCCGGTTTACATCTGGTCGAATTTGAGCGTTAAAGATCACCTTCACCGGCTGCGGTTAGGCGGTCCAAATCTGCCTAAGCTTTTGGTGTTGCCTCGGGAGAGCCTTCCAGCGGTGACGCAGCAAAAAGAGCGCGACGGATTGACGTATTCCGCGCAGATGGATTCTGAGTATCGCGGGCGAGAGCGCGGGCGTGATAAGTGGCTGGAATACAATCCCAATGTCCACTATCGGGATTGCGAGTGCGAATGTTTGGTTCTTTTCGACATGGCTGGCAAGTTAGGCATGCCCGCTACTGCGGAGCAAATCCAAGAAGCCGCGTAGACTTGCCGCATTCCGGTAGATGCCGGAACGAATCTACTTTGGAAAAAACCTCGCCGAATTAAAGGCGATTCTGGAAAGCCTGCGCGGCGGACTCGCGAGCGGCGGCGTAACTGACCTGCAAGTCTCCGGGATTCGCACCCACTCCGGGACGGTAAGCAACGAAGATCGTCGCGCTTTGATTGCCGACTGCCGAATGGAAGGCTATCGCGTCGCGCAAGCCATGCAAGCCGGTCCGGACAAGGATCAAGCCGTTCTTGCTTGGCCCGACCCGCGTAAAGAGAAAATCATGCGGGTCGAATCGGTTCACGGTTGCTATCCATTCCCGCCGTTCCCGTGCTCGACATTATGAGCGCCTACAACGGATTTCTTTACGGGCCATCCGGCCAACAAATATACCCGACGCCGCGTGAATCGCCCGGCAAACATCGACCGCGTCCGCTGATTTCTCGCGAGGTAAAGCGCAGCATCTCGCAATATGATCACGCGGAATTAGTCAGTATTTCCACGTCGATTTGCTGCCGAATTCCCGCTTTGCGAGGCGCGATTCGAGACAAAAACTCATGGGCTTTCGCTAATTGGTTGCCGATATTTTTGGGTGACGATGAGAAATGGGGCGAAGAAGCGGAAGAGTATTTGATTGACGAGGTCCTCCCGAATGCCGCCTTTCGCGAACTTCGCCGGGATTACGCTTGGCTAATGCGCGTTAGCGGTATGGGCCTCGACATTCACGGCGACGACCTGGCCGTTTTTACTGAGGACGAGCAACACAATCCGAAAATCGACATCATTCCCGGGCCGCGCATTGGCAGCGGAACGAATGGTTACCAGTATGTGACGACGGTTTTAAGCGGTTCGATGACCGGCATTCGACCGGACGGGCAAGGGCTGATTACGGAAGGTCGATTTGCCGGCTGTGGCATCTACAACGGTGTGATACGGCGCAATGGCATACCCGTTGCCTGCCGCGTGCTCGGGTATGACTCGAACGGAAACCCGACGTTTACCGACATCGACCTTGGCAGCTCTGCGCACTATGCGTGCGAGATGGAGTTTTTGGGACAAGGGCGCGGGCTTCCCCGGCCGGCCGCAAGCATCCTGCATTGGATGAAGAAAGAAGAGATTGACGATCAATTCTTGAAAGGCCTCGCCAATGCCGCGCAACGGGCCGTTATTCACAAGTTGCCACCCGGTAAAGACGCCTCGATGGCACTCGGGAACGCGATTCAGGAAACGACCGTAAGCGTTCCGCTATCTGATGGGACGACTGAGGAACGGACTGTTTTTGTAGAATACACGCAAGACGGCAACGTGGCCTATATCGGCGCTGACGAGGAGTTAGGTGGCATAGATTTCGAGAATCCACATCCTAACGCGGAAGCTTTCGCCGTGCGCGTCATGGTTGAATGCCTAGGTGACTTGGGATGGAGCTATAAGCTATTGGCCAGTGACGGCACAAGCGGAGCGCCGACCCGGTTGGAAACGCAAAAGGCGAATAACTCGATTTGCGAGCGGCAATCAGGGCAGGAATCGCGCAGTATCCGGTTTTTCCAATACGCGATTTCCAAGGGGATGGAAAACGGGCGTATCTCGCGCAATCGCAACGGAACAGATCCTTTCAAGTGGGGAATTGGATTCCCTGCCTCGCTTACCGTCGATTCTGGGAATGACGTTACCGCTTCGTTGAATCGGCTCAAAATGGGGCTGACAAACGAGCGCATTGAAGCGTCGAAAGATGGTCACGTCGCGAAACACATCTTGAGGCAGCGCGAAAAAGAATTGCAGGCAAAGCTACTTGCCGCCGACCGCGCTTGTAAATTCGCCGCCAGCTTGGGACGCGGGGAGGAATTTCCTTTCGAGAAAGCCATGGAATTTTTCTATCAGCCGAATCCGAATAGTTCCGTTCAGGCTGCGCCTGAAAAACCAGAATCCGAACCGCCGAAAGTCGCAACCAAATGAACCTCGCACGAATTTTATCGGTCCTGAAAAGCCAGCCGCTTTATTGCGCCGACGGTTATCGGTTCACGCTGCTCGAATTGTTCCAGCAACACGACGAGCTCGAGCGTGCGGACTTCAAATCGAAACGGCAAGGCATGGCGCGGTCCGGCCAGGAGCTTGACGTTGAAGACATGGAGATTCGCGACGGTTGCGCGATTATACCTGTCGGCGGTCCTATCGGCCAGGGGCTTGGTGGATTCGAGAAAGGTGCCGGCGCCGTGGACACCGACGACATTCGCGCGGAACTGGACGACGCAGAAGATGATGATTCCGTCGAAAGCATAATCCTGAATTTCGACACGCCAGGCGGCATGGTGACTGGCACTCCCGAACTTGGACAACGGATTCTGCAGGTTGAAAAACCGATTGCGGCTTTCACGCGTGGTCAAATGTGTTCCGCTGGCTACTGGCTTGGTTCCGCCTGCGATTACGTATTCGCGACACCGTCCAGCGATGTCGGCTGTATCGGCGTCTGTATGTCGTTCATGGACCTGTCAAAAATGGCGGACATGGCGGGAATCAAAGTGAAAGTTTTCGGGTCTGGTGATTACAAGGGAATGGGGACGCCGGGAACCAGCTTGACAGCACAGCAGGAAATTCATTTACAGGCACGCGTCAAGCAACTGGCCAATGTGTTCTACGATCACGTTCGCGCGATGCGCGGGGAAATCTCCGACGCTGATATGCAAGGTCAAACTTTCAAAGGTCAACAGGCGTTGGAAGCTGGTTTGATTGACGACCTGATGCCTGATTTGGATTCGGTTATTTCGTTCTTGAAATGAGCGCACATACAAGTCGGGAATGATCCCCGGTTGACTTCGCTCAGTTTTGTAAATGCGGACTAACGCACTTACAAACCGATGAAACTTTCCGAAATTGTTGCTGAACTTAAGTCGATGAAGGAAACCTTGACGGGTTACCTTTCCGACAAAACCAAGGCCACTGAATCCGCCGTTGCCGGTTTCCAATCCAAGCTCACCGCGCTCGAATCCGGCACCGCGAAGGAATTGGAAACCGCAACGAACGCGTTAGTTGAGGCAAAAACCACGATCAGCAACGCGAATGCGGCCACTGAAAAAGCGCAAGGCGAGGTCAATGCCCTGGGTGGCAAGCTGAAAGCCGCGTGCGCTGCTCTCAAGTTGGAAATTAAGGACGGCGCGACGAATGCCGAAATGATTGACGCGCTGTCCAATGGCGTAGCCTCGACGCTCGCGAAGCTGAACGTTTCCGCTGCCAACATCCCTAATCCCGCGCCGACGACTGCCAGCGGAAAACCCGCCGGAAAGAAAATGTCCCTTGACGAGGAGATCGCCGCTCGTAAGCAGGCCGCCGCAACCAAGTAATTCCGCAACCAACAAAAAAAACACACACCTGATTTATGGCTGATACACGCATTTCTGATCTCTGGACGCCGGACATTTGGATTCGAGGTATGGCGGAAAAGGTTCGTTCTTTCCCGTCGCTGATTTCATCCCCCATCGTCAAGCGAACCGGGGAATTTGACGCCATCGCTACCGGCGGTGGCATCACTGTCAATCTTCCGTATTTTCGCGACATCAGCGACCAGTCGGACGCGCCCCAGGTTGAGGCAACTCAGCCGACGCGGCAAATCATCGGCAGCGGAAAGCAAATTGCGCCGATCATGAATCGCGAGACCGCGAATAGCGCAACGGCACTAGCTGCCGCCGTGTCCGGCTCCGAGCCGGTTGAGGAAATCGTCGGACAGCTCGCCGTTCGCAAGCAGAAGCAGCGGCAAACGACCATGGTGGCAATATTGCGCGGAATTTTCGGATTCTCGAATGCGCCGGCGGGCGCGGGCGCAATGTCCGCAGTTCGTAACGATACGTTCAGCGAGACGGGCGCGAATCCTTCCGCGAACAACATTATTTCGACGTTTTCAATCGTCGACACCATCGCGCTATTGGGCGAGTTGGCTGATACCACATTGGGCGGCGGAATCATGATGCACCCGACAATCCGTGGCGCATTGCTGAAGCAGGATCAAATCAGCTTCAAGCAATACAGTCAGCAGGACGGCACCGTGCTCGAAACCTATAAGGGGTATCGCGTGTTCGTTTCCAACAGCTTGGTCCGCGCGGGCGCTGTTAGTGGGCTTGTGTTTGACACCTACATTTTCGCGCCGGGTGTGTTCGCCTGGGGTGAGAAGCCGCAGGTCGGCGGTCCTCTGAATCAACCCGTCGTCGACGTGGCCAGTCTCAATTACTGGGCCGCAGCGCAGACCAACGTCGGCGAAATCTACGACCGCACGCGTTTCATCCTGCATCCGAATGGGCTGAGATGGGGTGGCGTCCCGGCGGGTCAATCGGCCAGCAACACGGAATTGGCCACGGCTGCGAATTGGACCTTGGATTACGCCACAGCTGACCGTGTCGGCATCGCATGTCTCAGGTCGAACGGATAAGATTATGGGCGAACCAAAAGAAATCCCAGATCGCCGGGACGCCGCGCTAAAGCGGCTTACCGCAGCTCTCGCAAATGTCCGCGTTCCGGATGGCGACGTGCCAGACGATTCGACGTTTGAGTTTGACGCCCCCCAATTACCGGGCGACGCAAAAGAGGTCCTGGCACTTTTAGCCGAGGCGCACAATCTGCCTTCTGACACGAAGGAAAACCAAATCAAGCGTCATCGAACAATCACGCACATCGCGCAACATCTGCACGCGATTCAGCAAGGTCCGCCTTCGCCTGCAATTACGTCGGCAAACTTTCGCCCGTTGTCCGATGCTCAAAATAATCTAGCTCAACAGATGTTGGTTGACGATCTCTGCCGCCAACATCCGATGCTCAAGGGATACATCGACAATCTCAAATCTCAAATTGAAACACTGACCACGAAAACCGACGAAACCAATGAAACCGCTTAATTCCATTTTTCAATCCTTTACCGCGATTGCGATTGCGCTTGTGCTTGCGCTGGTTGGATTCCCTGCGTCCGCCCAACAGGCGGGTGTTTATTCGACACTGCTCATCGGCGGAACAAACGGCGTGGTTCACGGTGTCACCAACACCTACAGCACATTGACGACTAACACGTATGCCGGAAATACGAACATCGTCAATTTCCCAAACAACACCATTTCCGTTTTCGAGCATGACGCCATTGGCATCGAGTTGAACTATTCCGACGCCAATCCGGCCGCAACGAACTGCAACATTGTCCTGCTGATTGCGCAGAGTTACGACAACGGCACCACGTTTGAAACTAAGCCGTCAATTGTCCTTACTGCCGCACTCCCGACCGCAGTCGAGCAGAGCTTGAACGGTGTCAACGGGTTCACCAACCGTTGTCAGTTGTTTTTGCTGACCAACAGCGTCGCTACTCACCTGGGAATAGTCGGCATCGGAAACACTGGTTCAGCGGCAGCGCAAGATGTTACCAACTTGCTGGTTAATTTCGTCATGCCGAACCGACGGGTTTATACCGAGCCTGCGCGACGGTAATCACACTTTTGGGTTAGGGTTACCGCCGCAGTCGCTCACGCACGATTGCGGCGGTTTTATTTTCGAGGATAATTATGGGTGAATCTGATTTGATGGAAATTGCGCTGATGGCTTTCGAGTCCAGCGATTTCGGTGGGCGTTGTATTCTGCAAAAGCAGGACGTGCCGTGCAGCCCAGGGAGTATTGGCGTAGGCTCGCGATTCGTTGCCGGCGGATTCTCGCCGAATGCGGAGCAAACGGTTGTGATTCGCAAATCTGTGTTCACGGGAATTCCGAAAACGGGCCAGCCAATAACTGTGACCGATGGCAACGGCACCTCGAGAGCGTTGAAGGTGGCCAATGAAGGTGTGCGAGATTGCATTTTCGCTTGGGAACTAACCGTAGACGATTCAAATCAAAATGCCTGATTTTAACCCCACCGTCAAAATCGACATGACCGGTTTGAACCGGGGCATCGAGATTGCGCAACAGTATTCCCGGAGATCGCCGGCGGAAGCCTGCAACACGGCCGGTTATTGGGTAGCGGTGAACACGAAAAACGCGATGCCCGCTGTTAATGTGGGGACGGTCGATAGTCAGCTTTCGCTTGTAGTTGTGCCGAAAATTGGGAAGCGCGGACGGCCGTTGAAGCGCGGGAAAGCTTATTCGGGCAGTGCAGGGACGGCGAACCAGCTTGACGGCGGGGCCATCGGTCCGCGCGACGTGCCGTTGGCTGCGCTGATCGTCGCCGCGCGCGCGAAGCCTGGGAGCCGCTACAACACGCTGACAAACGCGAGGTATGCTCTGAGTCGGAATCCGTTCGCGGGCGTCACCAGGGCAGCGGGACGGGCTGCAATGAGGGCATTAGTCGATAAGATGGCGAAAGGCCGTCGGTCGTCTGTGAGCTTTCTGAAGGCTACATGGGTGCAGCCGGTCAAAACGCTCAAGCGATACGTTTCGAGCCGTTACAGTCCGCCCGGGTCAGGAGATCCATCGGACGGGAATAAGCAATATTTGGGCGGAAACCTCGGACACGCCGACCCTGCGAAGGCTGGCGGGCCGGTGGCGACCTGCGTCATCGCGAGCGACGTGGGGACGGAGGGAAAGAATCGTGCGAGCATGGACCGCGCTCAACAGACGATTGGAGCGCCAATACTGCAAGCCGCAATCGACAGGGAAGGCCGAGCGGCGATGCAATATTATTTGGACAAATCAGCGGCGGAATTGGAAAAGGATTTCAACGCGGCGGCGTCGTGACTCCAGCTTCCATTGCCAAAGTCACGAATAACCGAATTTTCAGCGCAATCCGTTTCTTACCTTCGCGCCATTCCCTGTCGTTCTCAATATCCACGCTGTGACGCATGGACGACGCAAGCATTTCCTCGCGCAGATACTGCGCCTGTTCTTCGGTTAGGGTGACGGTGATCATTTCGTTTCCTTACGTTTCGCCCACCGCGCATTGACCGCCGCGCGGGCTTGCTCCGAGGTTCTCGCCTTGCGCGGGCCGGTGGCTTTTCCTCCGATTTTGCCAAGCGCTACGGCGTGGGGGTTTTTAGTTGCTTTCATGGGTAATTCCGCTGGATAGTTTGATTTTCTCTATCACCTTTTTACCACGCTCGAATACTTCGGGGTGAACGTGGTAATCCTCATATTTCCCACGTCGCTTGTATCCGTTTTCGATGATATCGTTCAACGCTCGCGAGGTTTCTTCGACGAGTTTCAATGCTTCTCTGTTTTTCATTTTGTTTTGTTCGGCAGACGTTGCCCG